ATGATGGCCCAGTCGAGCCGAACGCCACTGTCGACGTCCGCGACGTTGATGCGCGGCCAGACCCAGCCGAGCACGGTCTCCTCGGTCAGGTCGTCGAACAGAATGAAAGGGTCGAGCGGGTGCAGAGGCAGCTCGACAGTCCCCGTCCTCGACGCCGTGACCGTCTCCTCGTCGAGCCCCGCCCCAGACGCCGTGCAGCGCCAGTGGACGTACCGCACGACGTTCTCGAAGCCCGCGAAGCTCTCGTAGCATTCGAGGGAGACGACGCTCCAGGTGATCGTCGGGTCGCTCATGCCGCGCACCCCTGTGGCGCCGGTCGGCCGGAGAGGGCGTAGCCGACCGGCGCCGACGCGCCACGTTCAGGAGAAAACAGGCGCGCCATCTCAGGGAACCTCCAGCGGCGTATCCGGCCGCGCGAAGCGGAGGGTGATGTTCTCGGTCTGCCGAGGCGGCAGCCGGTAGGGGTCCAGCTGGTCGCGGTCGGCGCGGCAGACCTTCAGGCCCGGCGAGTTGGGGTCCGAGTAGAGGTCGTCGAGGCTGAACTTCCGCGAGCACCGCGCGCAGATGCCGATGCCGTAGGTCGACTTGCCGGTAGGGTCGAGCCAGATCGCCATCGCCTACCTCGTGTACGCTGAGATGTTGGGGATGATGGTCATCGGCGAGTTGTCGCGCTCTTCGGCCTGCGCGTAGGCGAGCGCGGTCGCCGCGTCGTTGTCGAGCAGCGGGATGACGGCCGGGTTCACTTCCGCGATCTCGCGGGCCATCTTCCGGGCGAGCTGGCAGACAATAGCCTCGTACCAGCGCTGGGGGACCTCGACCTCCTGGGTGAGCGTCCCGACGTCCATGATCTGCCGGTGAACCCAGGCGACGACCTGATAGCTCTCCGCCGTCGCATTCGGGATAGGCCACAGGTGCATGACCGGGTAGCGGACGGTCCTGTCGAACCAGAACTGCAGCGGCCGGTTGTTCTTGAACGTCTTGTCGGGGAGCGCCGAGTACTGGTCCCGGTTGAGCCGCGCCATGGGCGTCTCGTTCGGATTGTTGCCCAGGTAGATGTCGCTGAAAGCCAACGTCCCGGAGGTCGCGCGCACCCGGAAATACAGCGCATCGACAACCGACTGGAGGTCGTACCAGGACCACTCGCCGGTGACGGCCTGGGGCGTCTCGCTCTGCACGGTCGTCCACGTAACGCCGTCGTCCGACCGTTCGAGGGCGATGGGGACCGACGTCGCGTTCCACTTGACGCCTGCCGTCGATACGTGGGCCGCCGACGAGAACTCGACCGTTCGGCTGGTCGCGGTATCGGTGTTCGTGCCGGTCACCTCCTGCAGCACGCGCAGGTTCTGGTTCAGCACGTCGACGACGCCCAACGGAAGCGTCAGGTCGCCGACGCCCTCGTAGAGGGGCATGATGATCTTGGTGATGCACCACAGCGGGATGCCACGATTGGCGAGGTCGCTGAGCGTCAGGTAGAGGTTGTTCCGGGCGATGTCCCAGTGCTCGGCCGTCAGCTGCGCCGAGTTCAACCGGCACCGGCGCGCGGCGGTGGTCACCAGCCTGTCGGTGTTGAAGACCGTAGCTGAGACTGTCTGGGAAAAAGCCATCTACTGCTCGTTGAGGTTACGGGCAGCCTGCCATCGAGGGCTGGCTTCGTGGGCGCACCCGAGTAGATACCCCAGGCCGTGTAAAATTGCCAGCGGCTACTCTGTGGGCCCCGGTTGCGGCCCCAGAGGGTTGCGGTTGGCGTCTTGGGGCGCCGGTGTGAGGGTCACGCGGGCCTGCAGCGGCTGGACCGCCGCGTCCAGCGCAAAGCCGTTGGCGTTGCCGGGGACCGGCCCCCAGTTGATCGGCGGGTTGGGGTCCGGGCGGATTTGCAGCGCCGTCAGGGAGCCAAGCGAGGCCGTGGCCACGACGCTGGTCAGGGCGACAAGGTAGGTGGAGCCCGAGGGGGTCAGCGTGCCGACGTCGCCCGTGGCCGACAGCCCGGTAAGCGTAGCCCCGGAGGGGGCGAGGGCTGTCAGAGTTCCAGCGGCACCGGTAGCAGACTGACCGGTGAGCGTGACCGCGTAGGTGGCCGATACAGACCCAATGGCGCTCGTGGCAGACTGGCCGGTGAGCACGACAGACGCAGTGGGGGCAAGAGAACCCGCCACACTCGTACCGGATACGCCCGAGAGTGCAGGAGACGTCGTGGGGGCAAGAGTACCAACCGCGCCCGTGGCCGAGACCCCAGTGAGCGCGACCCCGGATGGGGCCGTAGGCGTCAGAGACCCAACGTCGCCGGTCGCCGACAGCCCGGTGATCGCTACAGACGTCGTGGGGGCGAGAGTGCCAACCGCGCCCGTGGCGGATACGCCCGAGAGGACGGCGGCGGCGCCCGAGGCGCTCTGCAGCAGTGTCAGAAGCATGGCAACGGCCCCCTAGGCGGCGGTTAGATCACCATCTGACGCAGCAGCACTGTGGACGTGTTGAGAAGCATGTAGACGTAGTAGATGTCCGTCGCCCCGTCCTCGTAGAGTACGTCGAAAGCGGTGTCCCCAAGCAAGGCCGCGCCTTGCGGATAGAGCATCGTGCTCCACGGGAACATCTCGCTGCGGACGAGATCGTAGGCGAACCAGCGGCCCGTCGCCTCTTTCTGCATGTACAGAATGTCGTTGTGCAGCGCGTACTTTGAGCCGGTCGTGAAGGTTTCAACTGCGGGCGAGTAGGTGATCGTCGCCCAAGTGTTGCCCGCGATATCGTAGCGGTGGAGGTTGGCGGTACCGGCACCTTGGAAGCTGTAAATGTAGCGGCCAACGATGATCGCGCTCTCGTTGTTCCAGTCGGTTGCACTGGAAGTATTTACCCAGTGCGCCGACATGCCTGTGCCGGGGGCGGCTGCGCGGGCAGCACCGGGCGACAGGGTTGACCAAGTGTTCGCACCGATGTCGTAGCGGTACATCGTCACGGCGTTGTTGCCGAGCAGGTAGAGGAAGTTGTCGTTGCCCGAGATTGCGTAAGTCGAGGTGGCGTCCGGTGTAGTCGTCCAAGTGGCGACAGTCAGCGTGTCGGCGGTGTTGGCCGTGATTGTGCGGATTTGCCCTGCGCCAGTCCCGCCAGTGATGCGGATTTGGCTGTTGATCCATTGCGAAACCGCCCAAGTCTTACCCGTCTGCACGAGCGTTGTGGTGGTTGCAGAGGTGGCCGTGCCCGTTGCAAAGTCCTTGTAAGCCCCGTCGATGATGGACGGGGTCGCGACCAGTTTGGCGTCAGTGCCGATGGTGGCGGGCAGGACGGCGAGCGATGTCCAAGTGTTCGTAGCGAAGCAGTACTTACGGAAAGAATTCGCCGCGACCGTCGCCGCCGCGCTGACAAACCATACGGGGGTAAGCAGGCGGTAGACTGTGGAGGCCGAGAACGCCGAGGCCTGCGTTGCGACCGTGATGATGGCGTTGGTCCCGATAGTATTGCTGACGATGTCCAAGGTCACGCCAGCATTTGGCCCACCGATTATGTGGACCTTGTACCCGCGCAGGTCGCGCGCCAGCGGCTGGTTGGTCGTGATCGTAGAAACCGTGCCTGCAGTAGCCGTCAGCGACACCGCACCCACAGTGTTGCCGGTCGAGAATGCTGCTGCCGTCGCAGCAGAGCCAGCCGCCAATCCAGCCGCAGGCAGAGCGGGCGACGGGATGTTGATCCAGCCGTCTTCGGACGGGTTGTAGATCGCCGCAGCCGTGATGCTGGAGATAAACATTTGCTGCTGCCGGAAGTGACGGCTTGACGCGATCAGAGAGCCAGCCACCGTCGCGGTCGGCGCGGGGGCCATAAACTCCCACCGCTTGGGGTCGAGGATTTTCCGGTTACCGTTTGTCGTAGTCATGTCAGGTCACCGCTATGTTACGTCGCAGATTGTCGGCCTGCATGTGCATCAGGGAGGGGATTTGATCGTTGGTCGCGAAGCCACCAATCTGGGACTGGTTGGTTAGGGTGGTGAGGGTGGTGACCGTGGTGACCGTGCCAGACGAGATCACCGCCGTTGCGTTCAGGTTGCCCGCCGTCGCCTGCCGCGCCTCCATGATCGGGAAGCCTTGAGCGTTTGGCAGCGCCATGCCGATGGTGCGGGTAAGTGAAACCACCGAGAACCGCAGGGCCTCGATGGCCTCCATCAATTCGCCCACGCCCTGAACGGGCATGCCGTTGTCGAGGCCTACGTCAGTGGCGGTTTTGGCGTCGTCCGCGCCCGCAAACGTGACCAGACCGACAGCCTGCGCCAGCGCAGCCTCGCCCGAATAGGTGACATCGCGGGCTGCGACTACCGCGCCCGATCCCGGTGTGTAGCCTACGTTATCTTGAGGCATGGCTTACGCGATCCTGATCAAACCGGTGGAGGCGTCATTGGTCGGCATGGTGAGGGTGAAGGTGCCCGCCGACACCGACTGGGCGCCGAAGGTGAAGACCGCGACCGAGAGCGAGCCGGTAGAGGAGGTGTTGTAGAGCAGGGCTGCGTCAAAGGAGCCCGAGGAGGTGAACGAGGACCACGACACCGACGCCGAGGGGGTCCAGTAGGCCGTGGTGCCGGTCGCTGCAGGCACGGTGGCGTTGGTGACGGCATTGCCGCCCGCCGTGTAGTTGCCGGTCGCGGCCAACTCTCCCGTGGCGCTGTAGGCCGTCGTGGTGCTGTTTACCGTGGCCGTCGCCAGATACAGCGCCATCTTGAAATTGTCTTTGGTGGTGACCGTGCGCGTGCTGTTCGCGGCCTGCGTCCCGAGGGCGTGGCTACCGTTCAGCAATTCAGTCTTGAAACTGGTACACATCGCCTGCGTGTTAGCCATCTGATCCTACCTCAAGAAAAATTGGCGGTCACGCCGTCAGCAAACATACCACGCTTCAGGTGGACATGCACAGACCGGTGAACCAGCTCGCCCTCCAGCCAGTACTCGGTCCACCGCGCGATCTCATTGTCGTTCTCGTCGACACCCTCTCGGTGCTCTAGGCCACTCGCGGGCCAGAGGCCCCGCGTCGTCTGAATGAGCATGGCGCCGTCACCGCGTCTTGTTCGAGGGGGGCCTGCGTGTCGCGGCGCCGTCTTTGTAGGTCTTGAACGTGTGGCCGCTCGCAGCGGCGCCCTTTAGCCCGGGGCCTCTCGCGCCGGGGCCACAGCTGTAGGTCGTCTTGGTTGTGTCCTTGAAGCCCTTCACGTCGAAACTCCTGTGATCGTCCACCAGACGGCCGCGCCGTAAGCGGCGCCACGAGCGAGTTCCAGGATGCGGTTCTCCGGCTTGGCGTCGCCGGTTTTGACGCTCGCCAGCCAGACACCCAACACCGTGGCGAACGCGGCGAAGCACGCCATCGCGTATCCCGCCCGCTGCCAATCGCCTCCGGTCCAGTAGACCAGCGCCATGAACGGCGGGGCGGCTATGGCGTGGCGAATGAACGTCATCGCCACTTCGCGGGCCGAGCGCGGGGTCATGCTGGCGCCCGGCACGTCTTTCCAGCCGGGGGTCCGCCAGACGGCCCACGCAAGCGGCAGGAAGGCCCCCAAGACACCCGCTGCAAGATATCCGCCGCCCACAAGCGCGGCGAGGACAACGGCCTTCCACGGGCCTTTCTCGGGCCACCAACGGGGCCGGTCCATGCCCCACGCCCGGTCGGCCAAGGCGTAGAGGGGGAGAAAGGCGAGAGTGATCATGGCTGGATCGGTCCTGCATAATCAGTGCCGTCGTCAAGCAGCGCTGTTCCGTACACGTCGAAGGGAGCCATCGCCATGCCAGCAGGAACCCTGTCCGCTAGAATGCCAGCGGCAACAGGCGTGTAGTCATCCGCCGCACGATTAACAAACAAGTCGTTGTAGACTTGATTGTAGTCGCCGTTTTCTTCCCAAGCGATGCCGTACCAGTTGCTAGAAGCCGGGCTGGGGGCGGTGCTGCTGCCAGCTGTTGAGCCGCAGGCCACGTTGCCTTCGCAGTCGATGTGATACTGCCAGTCTTTGTTGCCCTGGCGATAGGGTTGGGCACCGTAAGCCACACCCATCGGGCCGCCGTTGAACCAGTAAGCTGTGTCTGAAAGAAGTATTCCAGAGCTTTGCGGAATGTTTTGCAGAGCTTGGTAGCCATTCACGCCGTTTTCGACAATGGCTCCTGCAAAATAAGACGCAGTGCTATTCCAAGTGTCAGCCGAACTCCACAAAGTCGGAGATGGGAAGCTGTCCTGTTTGCTGTTGTATTGCGGAAAGATAGAATACATAGCCTTGACACGCTTAGGCCTCAGAATGCCGCCAATGTCTGCATAGTTGATGTTCGTTCTAGCGCCGCCAGTTGTGGGATCAACGATCTTAAGAAGCGTCGCAGCATGAGCAAATATGAAGTTGTCTATGCTGTATGTATAGCCATCAGCGCCAAGATGGATGCCGGTGCTTGAAGCTGTGTTTTCAAAGATCAAAGCGTAGTTCATTACGCCTTGACCATCGACAATGGGAATGCTCCCGAGGTTCAAAGTGCCGGTGACTGCCGTCGCATAAGTTATCTTATGTTCGACATTAAACACCACGCCATTTCGGGGAAGCGGCTGCGCCATGTTAGGCGCGTTTGCTATTGCAGTGATGCCGACGCGCTCAAGTGTCATGTTCAGAAGACGACAGCCCATGAGGGCATACATATAGACTGTGACTGCGGAGGATGCCCCGGTTCTTGCGTACTTTGATCCGACCATGGCACAAACGCCAGTGACGACTGTATTGCCAACGGCAAACATGCCGTTGCTACTGACGCCGTCGATGTCACTTCTGATGTACCAACGATAGCCGACGCGATACAGTTGCCCGAATACTCCGGCAGTATCAACGCCGCGAGCTTTGCAATCGTGGAAGGAAGAGTAGACAGCAGCTAGCTCTGTAGGAATGCTAGAGTGATCACCCGTTCCGTCAATAACAGTATTGTCTGCGGCAGCAGGTGTCCCAACACTGTCAAAATACACGCCCTTGAACCGCGTGCGGCAGGGGATATTCTTTGATGCCGGAGCGGTGCCGTCGAAGTTTCGGCCACGAAGACGACAGAGATCATTAGGAACGCCGTCCTGGCTCTCGACCTGCGCCCAGAAGTTACCCGGTGGGTAGTTCGTCTGACTGGAGGTGGTGACGCGCCAGGAATAGCACCCTGTGTCGGCCCCAGGTGTCGAACCCGCCACGTTCAGCATGATCGCTACTGCGCCAGAGATCGAACCGTTGGCCGTGTAGATCGAGGTGTGAGGCGTCGGGCGCTGATAGGTCGTGGTCGAAAGTCCGTTGTCTGACAGGATCGTGACCGCAACAGCGCTGTTGTTCAGACGACGGACAGCGGTGAATAGGGTGGCAAAATCCGCGTAGGTTTGGCCGGACGCGATGGCTCCCGCCTTGGTCTTGCAGAGACCCGCCATAGACACCGTTGCGACGTTGGTGTTGCTGGCGATGGTAGCAGAGGCCGGATCGTGGTGAACAACGCCGTAGATCGGAATGTGACTGTCGTTGTGGTCGAAGCAGAACGGGAGGCCAGTTGGCAGGTCGAATGTCGGCATCTCCCGACCCCATGCAGAATACGCTTCGCCACTGACGGTCTCAGCAGATGAGCACTGAGGGGGTCCGATCCACGGCTTGGCGATGACCCGGGCTTCGGCGCGGTAGGTAGGCGTGCCGGTTGTCGGAAGAGGAAGTTCCAAACGATAGGACGGACAGGGGAGGCCCGGGTTGGTGGCGCCAATCGGCGTCATCGGCGAGTTGACGAAGGCCGAAACCCGCTGTGTCGTACCTACGTTGCTGTTGCCGTCGATGGTGTAACCCTCAACACAGGCGACCATGGATTTCAGGCGAGCAAACTGGTTGATCGGAACAACGTCAATCTTAACAGTGTCGCCGACACCGTAGCGCTCCCAGGCATCGTTCATGAGGCGCATGGGGAACGGCGGATATGGCAGGCTGTCAGAGCGGGTGACGCTTGCGCCAGTGACAAGGCCAAGCGGCTCTCCAGCTATCCACCCGGCGGCGAAGGAGACGGACACAATAGTCGTCTTCCAGGTGGCGCTTTGGTTGAACATAGAGTGTGTGGTCTTGAAGTAGAATTCGCCGAGATTAGGCTGATAAGCAGCAGTGTTCTCGTTGTAAGGCTTGTAGAAAGCCTCTCGAATTCCGATTGTTCTCGTTCTCTTGATCTTCGTGCCAGAAGTGTCCCAGCCGTCATCTTCGACAGTGAGGGTGATCTTGGTCTTGTCAACTGCACCAACCAACGCGGTGCCAGAAGTGGCGATGCGGACCGTAGTCCCGTTGGTCTGCATCGGAACGGAAAGGACTGAAGGCGCTGTGATGCCAACGCTTATGTCGCCGAGAATTTCAACATCGGTGACGATGCCGGGACCGGGTCCGGAGCCGCCATCACCTCCCGCGAGGCCCTCCCATTGGTTGTAGAGGCCCGCGCCCGCTGCGGCAGCAATCGCGAGGCCAGACGCCCCGCTGAACAGCCCGGAGGAGCCGTTGTTGAGCCCCGGCATCAGGCCCTCGCCAGACCCGCCTGGATGACGGTCAGCACGGCGGAGCCAGCTCCGGCCGTCTGGTTGAGACGAATGGCGGCCGGGACGTAAGCGTAGTTGCCCTGCCGGTCGACGGTCTGCGCGACGAGGTTGGTGTCCGGGTGATCGAACCAGACCGGCGTGATCGACGTGTCGTAGAGGTTGTCGAGCGTCTGCTGGACGCTGTAGGTCGCCGTGCCGGGGACGTTCACGTCCACCTGGAGCGAAATCTCCGGCCGACCGTGGAGATCAACGATCACCGGGCTGCTGATGCTGACGCCCGACGTCGAGACGCGAATTTGGCGCATGTTGGCTCCTCAGAGATCGTCGACGCCGTCGGCTCTTACACCGACGGCGCGACTATATCACCGCTCTTTCGCGGCGAACACCCAGTCGACTGTCATGGTCTTTGCGACCGCTTCGCCGTTCTGGATCGCGAACGAGACCGTGCAGGTCGTGTCCGGCAGGGTCGCCGAGGTGGCGGCCACAGAGCCCAGAACCACGCCGTCGAGCGCGTAGATCACGCTGTCGACACCGTCGTAGTAGAACGAGAACACCATCTGCGTGTTCGCGACGACGGTGCCGATGGCCGCAGCTGTCACGGAACCGGTCGTCGCGTCCTTCCGGCAGACCAGCGACACCGTGGCGGCACCGTCAGACTTCAGGAAGTAGACACCGTCAGTGACGTCCAGAGGCGTCGTGTCGACGACCTGCAGGCCGACAACGAAGTCGGACTGCGTCGCGTCGCTCACCATCAGGCGGGCGGAGAAGAACGTCTTCTTGCCAGCCGTGAAGGTGAAAGCCGCCGGGGTCTTCTGCAGCACGATGATGTCGTCATCGGCGGCGCTGTTGGTCAGGAGCAGGAGGCCGCCGTCGCCAGCCGTAAGCGCCTGGGTGGCGCCCGCCTGGGTCTCGGTGACGACCCAGTCACCGGCCGTGTAGACGTCGAAGTCGTTGAAGTAGGTGTGGAACTTGGTGACATCGGGGACCGTCAGATCGGCGAAGATTGCGTTTTCAGTCGCGTTCGTCACGCCGTTCGGGAACCGGGTCACCATCGGATTGCCTAGAGACATATCGAGGTTTCCTCAAAGAGAGGACCGGGGGCTCTCGCCCCCGGCCCGGTTGCGGTCAGATGCCAGCAGTGCCGTAGAGGCCACGCGGGTCGGTCCAGCCGAACACGTAGCGCTCGGTGGACTTGTACCGCATGTTGTCGGTCTCGAAGTCGCCCTCCATGGACTTCTCCAGGCCCCGACGCTTGGCGAGCTTCAGGCCCTCGGGGGCGTCTGTGCTGATCCACCACGCCGTGGTCGACGTGATGCGCGACAGGTTCGCCTGACCCTCCGACAGCAGCCCCATGGACTTCACGGGATTGATATCGTTGTTCGCCGTCCCGGTGCGGAGCGCCGAGTTGAGCAGAACTTCGGCCTGGAAGACGTTCGACGGCCCGGTGACGATCTTCTTCGGCTGGAGCCGAATGCGCTTACCGTTGTTGTCGACCGCGTTCCTGATCTGGATCAGCATCTGCTCCAGCGGGGTCTGCGAGAGCGCCGCCGGGGTGCTCAGCACGTTCGAGAACGTTCCGCCCGCGATGGGGTGGTTGGCGTTCACGAGCGAGACGCCGTCACCACCCGTA